CGAGCGTCTTAGACAACGCGAACGCCCCAACCAGTGCAGCCCCACCGATGATAGCCGCAGCACCAAACGAGCCCACAGACGCAACCAGAGCAGCAGGAAGCCATGCGGCCATAGTTGTACCAGCAGAGGCAGTGCTCGCCGCAGTGGTAGTGGCAAGGCCACCTACCTGCGCCGCAGTAGTGGTAGCTATCGCCGCATTCTGAGCTGTTGCACCCATGATGGCGGATTTGGCTTGTTGGATACCCATTTGCACGAACGTATCAATTACGTCGTTCAGAATGGTATTGCCGATTGAGCGGAGTGCGTCGTTAGCTGACATACTGCCCGTTATTACTCCAGTTAACGCATTGGATGCTTGACTACCAAACGCATCAACCGCAGCGCCCAAAGCTTCATAACCGATGCTTTGCTGAGTGAAGAGCGCCCACTGAGCCGCGATACGCTGCTGCTCGTACTGAGTATTAGCAGCATTCATCAATGCAAGTCCATTAGCAGTGATCTGGCCCTTTTGGGTTTCAAACTGTTGGATGAGCGCTAATTCTTGAGCGTGCTGGTTGGCAAGGCGTCGCACCGGATCTACCTCACCTTGAGCCTGTTGCTGTGGTGTCACCACCTGCCCTGCACGTATTTTTGCTAAAGCGACCTGGTGCTTCTGTTCTAACTCCTCGCTAGCCTGATTATATTGCTCTTGAGAAATTATAAGCTGACCATTGGTATCTTTTTGGTCTTTCAGACTATCAAGCGTCTTTCTCTCAGCGGCGTAATCAGCATTCTCTTTTAGGATTGGGACTGCATTCTGCGCCTTAAGCGCAGCAACTTTATCCCAAGCGGCCGCAGCATCACGCTCAACCTGTGCAATCTGCTGTGGCGTGGCATTTGTTAACTTCTGCTTTGCTGCAAGAATCGCCTGCTCGCGTGAAAGGTCGCTTGTTGAGTCAGCCGATAAATTTGCTTTTTGGCTATATTCTTCAAGAACTTTCACGTTCCGTTGCTCTTGAGTTTCAGCCTTCTTAGCCTCCGCGGTTGCGTCCTTGGTGGCCTTTTTATTGTTTTGCTGCGCCTGTTGAGCATCAAATTCAGCTGCGGCCCTGTCACGGGCAAGGTTAACATCCGCCTCTGATCCACCGAGTTTCCTAATGTCCTGCTCAGCCCTTAATTGCGCTCGCTTCCTGTCATTAATCTCGCTCTGAAGTGTTACCTGATCCTGTAGCTTATCCAGATACTCCTGAACATCTTTCGGGCGTTCAACCATGAGGCTGCTGGAGTTGAATTTGTCTTTTGCCTTGGCAGCAAAATTAATCATATCTCCCAACTTGCTCATCATGCCGGCAGCAATTCCCGCTTCCTGTCCATCCCTGCGGAGCAAATCAATACCTTGCTTCATCGTTCCGTTCAGCGTAGCGCGACCAATGTTAATAGCGTTTTGGGTCTGGCTTAGCCTGTTCTGGGCCTTCTCCAGCTCAAGGGTGGCTATAGCTAGGTTATCCTGTGCGCCGCCAAGCGCCTCGGCAGCCTGCCGCCCTCTCGTTGTATTCGTACCCCAGTTTGCAATTTCTCGCTGTTGTCGCTGGACAGCAGATGTCGCGTCATTGAATTCCTTTTGTGCGTCGGATACCGCGTCACTTAATTCAGGCAGGCTTTGGCTTAGCTTTCCTATCGTTGCCGCCAGCTCTGTATGCGACATCGTCTGGAATTTTGAGCTCAGGTCGTTAACGCTATCTGCAAGGGCATTAGCGTCATTCCTGGCCTCTTTTGCGCGCTGTGAAAAGTAAAGGATTGCACTAGCAGCAAGCATTGCCGCTCCGGCAGGCCCACCAATTAACCCGAGAGCCCTGCTAGCCAGGCTGGCGCCAGTTGAGAGAGCCATTTGAGCGGCCCTGTTTGCCGCCAGTGCTCGATTATAATTATCAACCGCACCAGCGGCCGCAACCCTGGCTACGGACAAGCGCTGCTCAGCTGCCGCAGCGTTGGTTTCGCTGATAGCAGTTAGCCGCATCATTTCTGCAAGCCTCATTTCATCTAAGGCCCGTTCTTTTGCGACCGCCGCAGCCCTGAGGTCTGCCGCTGCTTTATTCGCGGCAGCTTGAGCTGCTAATGATTCTTCTGCTGAAAGCGTACGAGATGCGGCAGCTGCTTTAATTTTGGCCGCAGTGGCCATAGTTAAGGCGCCGACATATCGACTCCCAAGAATAGCCGCGACACCAGTCAGCAACGCGCTCAGTCCGCCAATATTTTCACTGATGGTGACGACTGCATCACTGAAAATTGCCGCGCCTGTTTTAACCGTAGAATTTTCACCGAAGAACTTAGTGATGTTATTGCCAGCAACCTGAAGAGCCTGGCTGATAGTCGTAGTGGTGTTGGCAAATTCAGCACCGATTACACTCCCCTGGGAAAGTAAACCGTTAACCACAACATCTGTCGTTAGCTTGCCCTGTGCCGCCATGTTGCGCATCTGGCCGATGCTGACCCCCATAGAGTCAGCAAGGGCTACGATAAGGCGGTTACCCTGCTCGTTTACAGAGTTGAATTCCTCACCGCGTAACGCGCCAGAGGCTAAGCCCTGAGATAGCTGAATAATGGCATTTTCAGCCTCTTGCGCCGTTGCGCCTGAAACCACAAATCCCTGATTGATAATCGTGGTTAATTTTGCCAGATCCCCAGCGCTGGTTCCGTATTGCCGGGTGGCCCTCTCTAAACGCGCATATAGGGATGCTGTTGCATCCAGGCTGCTTCGGGTTTGCTGCGTGATGTTGAACACACGTTCGGTTACATCAGCAAGTTGTTCAGATGGGCGAAGAGAGTTGGATAATTTGTTATTAACCGTGGCCCATGCGTCAGCATATTCAGCCACCTGCTGGACAGAAAGGGCTGCTGTAAGTGCAACCGCAACACGGGACAAGCTCGACATCGAACGCTCTGTGGTATCAATAGAGCGTGATGTTTTATCAAATCCCCGTTCCATCAGATCAAGGCGCTGATTTACACGCTGCTGCGAAGTCAGCAGACCTTGCACATCCATCTCAATGTCGTAATAAATGCTGCCAGCGTTCTCTGCCATACCTTTCTCCGGGCAATAAAAAACCCCGCCGGAGCGAGGTTGTTATTATTTATCTTTAAGGTGCTCGCTTTACACGGCCATATTGAAAGTTTGCCGTAGAGTCGTACATGACACCATTGGCGAACATGAACACATAAAGCTGATTTCCTGTGTAACCACCATAACTGTTTTTGGCATTGACCTGCACACCAACGACTTGACCATACGTTACACCACCACCCGTTGAAGAAAGGGAGCCATCTTGCGAATAACCTTTGAATGGAGGCTCAAACGTATATCTAGCTGACTCCGGGTCTTTCAGAATGGATGTCATGTGATTTTTAATTTGCTGCTGATAATCAGCCGGCAAGGTGCCGTAATTTGCAGTTGATATTGCCACTTGCGAAGGTGGCTTTGGTGCGCATCCAGCAATAACAAACGACGACGCGGCTAAAACCGCTGCCAATAAAATCTTCCTCATATCCATATCCCCATTGGTTTGTTTTCGACAGATTAGCAGGGATACAAGGGAACGACAAAACCCGCAGTTAAGCGGGTTTAATTGCCAGAGTGCAAATTTGCACTCTGAATTAATTTCAATGCGTTATGCTACATCAGCACCGTGAATCAGGTGGCGAAGTGCCTGAACCCCTTCGGCGTTATAACGGAACGCTTCGACCTGTTTGTCTGAGTGCCTTGACTTATCCAAGAAGAACTTTCCGTACTGCTCTGTTTTCAGGTTGTGTTTATTAGCCACGCGCCCAACCTTGTTTGCAGTGCAACCGATCTGCGCTGCCACCTCGCCAGCTGTTGAGTAATGCTCTTCAATCACCGGCAGCGGCACAACTTCGTGGCCGAGAAGCGGGTTAACAAGAGTGGCAACGATCACCTGGTTAGCCGATTCACCAAGCCGCGGGAACATTGACATCAGCTCGCGGGCCGATGCGATGTTTTTCTCCAAAGCCTGAGCTTTGAGTTGCTCCGCTTTGGCAAGCCGGTACTCAGGAAGACCAGAATTGCTCGTGGTTGGAAGTTGGATAACCTGCATGTCTTCCAGCTTATCAACCAACGAGCGGCGAACGGCTTTTGACTCGCGCGCGGCCACGCGAAGAGCTTGCTTGATGCTCATCTCTGCCACCTCTACCGGGCGCCCTCCGATACCGCCAGAGGGTTTTACAAAAATCTTGTAAAACTCCCCCTCAAGCTCGTCTTTAATGCGATCCATGAAAACATTGTTACGAACATCTTTTTCACCGCATTGCTTACGCGCCTGATTTACCATTTCAAGCAGTGACTGGCTGTCAATGGTTTTATCAGTGACAATGGAGCCTACATTTGCTACATTCTTAGAAGTCATTCGACATTCCTTATGTGGTAGTAAGGGTGTGACATTGAAGCCAGCAGCTGAACCCTGCTGGTTTTTCTTTTTGCATCACTGCAACATCTCCTGTCTCAGGTGTGGTAATACCCTGCTCCAGTTATCATCCTTCCATGGGTGAAATTCGATATGCGCCGTCTCGCGCTTAATGATCGCTCTGGCCTTGTTAATTGTCCGCGGCAACTCCTGCCCGATCGTGTGAAAATGCCCCGCCTGCCGATGCTCGTCCACCTTCAGCAATGGAGTAACGCTCTCACAGGCTGTCAGCATGATGTCACTCGCTCGCCACAGCCAGGCAAGTGAGGAAAGCTCTTCATCAGTGAACTGCTTGGCAATCGGCGAATGTGCCACTTCGCGATCCAGAATATCCAGCACCCAGCGACGGAACTCTTTGGCAACATCCGTGCGGGCAAACATTGCGATCAGATGTGCACCACGCAGTGAGAAAACACGCACTTTTTTTCGGTAATTTCCTGAGGTCACTGATTCGATGACCTGAGTCATTCCGCTAGTAAACTCGTCAGAGTTTTGGTTAAACAGATTCGTTACAGACTTCGAGCTTTTGTATTGAAGAGCATTGGCGATTTCGGCGGAGGTAAGCCAGATACCAGTCATGCCAGCAACCGGAACAATAGCTTTACCGTGGAAGTTGAGATCTGATTTTGCTACAATATTCATGTCGATATTTCCTTTCCTGGATTTGTTCGATAAGAAGCCCAGAGTGTTAGCGCACTTCTGGGCTTCGCTGTTTTTAACGACCATTTGCCACCTCTTCGCGAACCCCTTTAGCCAGCAAACGAACAATCGCAGAATTCAGTGAAATACAATCCATTTCTGCCAACCGGCGAATTTCCTGATCTAAACGAGCGGGAAGCCGCAGGTTCAGTTTGATGTTTTTACGTTCAGTGAAAAGTGTATCTTGCATTATCCAGTCTCCTATTGGGGCCAACTTGACACCTGATACTAAGTTAACACCATTGCTGAATATGTCAAGTTGGCCCCATAATAATTTTATGATTTTCATTAGGTGATTTTATGAGCAAGTACCCCAGCCAGCTGCAAGACAAGTTCAATCTGCGATTTCCAGACGGCATGCGCGACGCCATAGCCGAACGAGCCAAGAGAAACGGCAGATCTATGAACTCAGAAATTGTGCAAATCCTTGAGGATGCCTTAAACAAAGAATCAAGCGAAGAAATCCTATACACGGACAATGATGTCGCAGAGTTATTGGGGGTGTCTGTCGAAACAATACAAAAACTAACGTCAGCACTGAGAGAAAACGCAGAGACGTTAAAAACGGTGAACGTTGCACTAAAAAAAATAACCAAAGGATAACTATCTGAAATCTGCAAATACTCACGTTATCGTGCACCGTTCTGCTGGAGTTTAAAGTGATGTGAAGATACATGGACATCTCCAGATGAAAGCCCACCTGAGTGGGCTATCTGTTCTTCTCTTTCTCCATCATCGCCTGCCAGCGGCGATCGTCCTCGTCCATGACATTGTCGTACTCTTCGCGGGTGAAGCCCTTTTGGTTTGGATACTTAGCATTCAGAAGTAAGATGAACTCCGTCATCGTCAGGTTTTCAGCCTCTTCCCGGCTTATACCGAAGTGATTTCGTGCCGCCATGATGTAGTCAGTGGCGCGAAACTCCGACGTGGTCTCATTGCTTTCATGGCGCTGCAACTGGCGAATCTTCGCCTTACCGACAGCTCCGTGCATCATCAGGTTTTGCGCGACGATGACCATGCTCTCCGGCGGCATGCTGCCAGGGCGCCAGACGAAGCCGCGTTTGCGGCCTTTCCCCGGACGCATCCAGCCGACCAGATCACCTATATCATCGTCGCAGCACGCCGTAAGCACGGTATGCGCCGCCATGATGGCTTTGCGGGTCAGTAGCCCGCTCTGGATATATCTCAGCACGCAATCCGGGAGACGGCTGTACTCGTCGTGGATATAGGCCTGTGCTGCGCGCTGTACCAGTGGCGTCGCCTCATCGTTGCACAGGTCATAGAACGTCTGGACGATTTCAGCAGGCTCGCCGATGCGCGCCATGTTGCGGAATGACGGCCGGAAAAAGAATTCCCGGTCATCGGCACCGATAACGCATTCGCCTAATTCTTTGATGGGGGTCATAGTCGCTCCATAAACAGTATCAAGGGCGCCGTTACGCCCTTTGTACTATTCACGACGTGGTTAGCTGATCGTGACCGTGCACGCCACCGAGGTGATTTTGACCGGTGTCGCTGAGGAATCAGTGACCTCGCAGGTATAAACCCCGGCGTCACCAGATACGGCGCTCGCTTTGTTAAACGTTGCCGTGGTTTGCCCGCTGACGACGGAGCCGTCTTTTTTCCACACGTAGGTGTATGGAGATGTGCCGCCTTCAACCACCACCGGCATGTTAAGAGCGGAGCCGGTAGCAACGGATTTAGTCGGTGCCAGGTTCGCGGTGAACGCCAGCGCCGGCGGAGCAACTTCAAATACCACGGTATCCGCATCGGCAACCTTCCACTCACCGGAGAAGGTCGAAATATCAGAAGTGCCGAAGTCGCCAGACCATGAGGTAGTGTTGAAATACCCCAAGACATAAGTGCCTGCATCTTCACCAGCGAAGTCGAAACGGAGCCACAGCGTCGGCTGGCGGCCAGCCTGCACTTCATCGAAAATATATTTCGAGATAGCGATGGCGCCGATTTCAGTCGTTTTATCTTTTTTGCGGAACTCTCCTTCCCCTGAGATGGTGAGATCCATGTTGTTGACCAGGTTCTCAACCAGACCCTTCGTATCGTCAGCCTCAGAGCTAACGGTATTCATGGAGTAGTCGAAACCTTTCGTGGTTAGTGCGCCCAGGCGTTTCCATTCGGAAAGAGCAGGAAGAGTATCAGCACAGCCCATAGCCGCGCGGAGTACCGCTACTTTGCCAATCAGCTTGCCGGTATCATTAGCACAGCCTTGCATGTGTACCTCTCAAATAAAAAAGGCCGCCTGATGGCAGCCTGATGGGTGATTCTGGCGATTATTCGCCGTATGTGCAGGAGATGAGCAGTCGGGTTACTAACCGACCCTCTTCGGTTGGTATTGCCGCAGGGACATTGCCGACAAGCTGCAGCGCGCCGACGCAGTCATCAGCACCCGATTGCACGCTGATGTATTCGACGATGGCGTTTACCGCGGCATCCGCAGCATCGGGATTTGAGCTCGACGAAATGACATCGACCATTACGTACCAGTCGCCGCCGCGGTCGTATTCGATATTCGTACCGCCAGAAGGCCTGAACACGATGAACTGATCGGCATCCTTTCCGGTGTCGCGCCATAGCCGCCACTGAACCTTAAACCCTGCCGTTAGCCCCTCGGCCATAAACAGGTCTTTCAGGCGCATGTACATCGGAGGTGTCATAGCGAAAGCTCCTTCTTAACCGCGGCGTCTATCTGGCTGCGGGTATCCTCGAAGCCTTTCGTTAAGAACTCTTTCTGCGCAGTCGCGCGCCGGAAGTTCTGCTTCACTTCAGGGTCGTGAACAAACACCGCATAGTTAGCCGTATAGCCAACACGCCCGGTCACCCGCACGCCGTTAGCAGTGATTTCCCGGAACTGGCTATTGATGAGCGTCGACGTATCAATCGGGGTGTAGAGTGCCGCCTGTGCACTACCGATGAGCATTGCCGACTGCAACGCGCGCACAACCTTGCGCCCCTGCACGTCCTTAATGATGCGGTCGAGATTGGCCTTAGCCTGGCGGATGCCGCGAACTTTAGCGCCCATGCCTATACTCCCGTAATTATTGCGAAATCGTCAGCCAGTCGCTCGAATGTATCGGCGAACTGAACGATCTGCCGTATCTCGTCGGCCTCATCCGGCGGCGCAGCAGCTGAAGATGCACCAATCAGGATGTAGTCACCATCCCTCGCCGCGGCGTACTCGCTCCATATCGTGTTTTTAACCACAATTTCCCGGCCGAGGTCGCCAATTTTCGCAGAGAGACCGCCCTGGTAGTCGCAGAGAATGGCGATCGGCGTCTCCCACCCGTACGGCTGACCTCCGCCGTCGGTATCACTACCGTCGGCATCGCGTATGCGCCGCCAGATTGTCGCCGTCGCGGTATAACTCCAATTCGCTACGCTGCTCACTTATACCCTCCGCGTTGACCACCACTACAGACCCTGAGCCGTTTAGTGCACCAGGTATAACCATGCACTTACGCGGCATGACTGTCGTAGTGGGATGCTCTCCAACTATGAACGTGCTTACTGATGCAATCACTCCACCCTTCCGCCTACTCATTCCCGCCACCTCAGCACGATTGCCCCTGTAGCCTGTATGCGCGGGCAGTTAATCATCCACTGCCCGGCGCCGTTAACGTAAGCCGTGGTCTGCTGGCCGGTATCGGTGATCACCCACACCCGGGTGAACGTGCGCGGCAACCGCTGCTGCACTGAAATCCAGGTCATCAGCAGCCACCGACGACCAGAAACAGGCCCACGCTGTTACCGGCGCTTATCGGGAGCTCACTGGTGCAGCCGCTGGTATCAAGCCGGGCCAGCGAGTCACGCAGCCAGGTAATCCCGTCTTCGCCGTAGTCGAACGAGCGCGATGCCCCCGATGGCGCCCCCTGCGATTTGATTCGCCGGGCACCGGAAGACGTCGCCATGAGCGCAGCCGCATACATCAGGATGAGCTTTGCGCTGCAGTCGTCATACCCCGCGCCGTCGAGGCACGGGATAATCTTGTTCACCATGCATAGAATCGGGTCCAGCAGCGCGCCGGGAATGGCATAACCCAATTCACCGAGGAACGCCTGCACGTCTGCCGCCGTGATTGGGTCAGCCATGG